GTGATCAGGTCCGAACTGGATGCGCCGATTCCGGGTTGTCCTGCCTGACCGGAGAGGATCTGAGCCAACTGCACATACGCATCAGGCGAGAGTGCGCCACCGACCTGAGCCTGCAAATTCGGGAACTGCGAACTGAGCGAGGCTTCCTGGGACTTGCGCGTAGCGGCCGCGGAAGTATCGTTCTGTGCTTGCGTGGGAGGCTTTGGCGTCGAGCTCCCAGGCTGATTGGCAAGCGTTTCACCTACGCTAATTCCTGTTCCTGCGAGGGAAGCGATTGCGGCTACGGTTGCGATTGTCGATGCTATCGGCATTACAGTTTCCTCTGGTACGTCACTTCGATCTTTTTGTACCCGCCACAATACCGGTACAGGTTCCCCACTTCCTCAGAAGGTGCTGTCAACTGAAACAGTTCCACGCCCGACTCCCTCGCCCACTTCTCCGCTTCGGCAAGCAACTGGAGTGCAATTCCACCGGCGCGCGCTTCAGGCTCCACATACCAGATCAACTCCATTGCCGTCAGTTCACCTGAAAGAACGTGCGGAGAAACCGTGAACGCAAAAACGCCATTTACGCCGTGATCGCCCTCAGAGACAAGAATCCGTCCACCCATCTTGTTCATCACCGCGAACGCAAATTCGAGTGCCTTATCCGGGTTGTCTTTCAACTGGTCGTGATACGGACCTTCAAGAAGGAAGCGCCTGCCCATTTCGACGATGCGCGGCAAATCCTCATTCACCGCCTTGCGAACTGTCATCACTTCGGTTATTTCGCTCATGCAATCACCGCCGCCGCGCCGACTGGCTTTCCGCTCACATGGAAAACAAGCCTGTCAATCTCGAGTTGGCCGCTTCCGCTGACTTTCGCGCTAAACCTAAGCCCGTCAGTCATAAACGAGGCAAATACTTCGAAGTCACCGCTTGCAGGAATGGGATAGGGCTGAGGAAAGGGTTGGGCAGCGCCGTTCACATACAGAGTGACCTGTACGGGGGACACGGCACTTGTAGAAATACCACGAATCGCGAGCCTGCGGCAATTCAATTTCTCGGAAGTGTCTTGCGCTGCCACATCCGGGGCCTTGACCGACCATGCCACCTGAGAAGGGCCGCGCGCACCCTGAGCGCCAACATCCCACATCTGGTCGCCTGCCTGCCACCGGGATAGACACCCATCCGAGAAGCCTCCAAGAATCGTTACTGCGTTCGCACTGATGGTCTTGAACTGGGACATCGTGGCAATCGCAAACGGCAGGTTAATCGGTGCCGCCCATGCCTTCAGTACGAGGTCGTAGCAGAGAATGACGGTCAACTGACCGCCTGAGTTCCCTACCGGGATTGCCGTACACCACATCGGCGGATTCGAGGTCATGGCCGACCACATCAGCGATTGCGAGCTGGCGTCCAGTGTCACAAGGTCCGATTCCGCGAAGTCGAGTGTCGGGAACAGGAGCGGTCGAATCTCTTCACTGATGATCCGGTCCTCTACCCCATCAAAAATCGCAAAGCCGAGGTGACAGAACCGCCCGATACCGAACCCTGGTACGAACATCAACGTCCGTGGCGCAATGCAGCCAAGGTCGCTTTTTACGCGCTGAATGGTCAAATTCGTGGATCCAAATACACCGACGATCTGATAGCTGGCGTAATTCTTGTAGGCGACAAGCGAGCCCTGCGGAGGGATGCCCTGTGCGCTGATGGTGAACGCGGTAATACCAGTACCTTCCGTACCGTCGTCCTTGTCGAGAAACGCCTGATTAATCGGATTCCATGAGTTCGGGTTGTTTACGTCACTCATTCGGAGCGAGCATGGCCCGTCAATTCCCGTGGACGTGTTTGTAGGCGAGGTGTTGAATATCCAGAGGCTTCCCGCGTAGACCGTGACATGGCCGGCGCCAGGAGGCGGAGGCGCCGCCGTATTCGTCAGTCCCGCTTCCTGCCAGATCACAGACCCGTCTGACACCTGAGCCCCTGTCACTGTCGGCCAAGTCGGTTGCACGTTCCCTGTGACGCCACCCTGCTTTGCGATGTAGTAGTGGCCATTCGATACCGTTGGCGTGACAACCGTATTCGTATTGAACTGGATAGCGGTCGCCCACGTCGGGAAAGCGGGAATGAACGTACTCGTAATGCTTACCGAGGTTGTCGTCACCGTCCCGGTTGAATCCGCTCCCGCGCCGATCGCCGTTAGGTTGCGAATTTTGAACTGTGTCGTCGATACGACCTGAAGTGTCGGCCCGACCTGATTGTATACAGTATTGGCAACTCCAGAGATTTGAACATTCGACCCGGATTGCGAGGTCGAGAGGCCATGAGGCGTTGCTGTTGTAACTGTGACTACGCCGAACGCATCCACGCTGATTGCAGAGATTTTAGATGTCGTCGCTGGATTCGTTGGCGTCGAAGGATCTGAGAATAGTTGCGGAGGATACCCGTTGCCAAGGGCGATCACCGCGCGGTTTGTGAACTGCACGATTTGAGGCAGAAGAGAGACTGTGCCTGCCACGCCACCAGACGGAGTAACCCCGCCACCCGTTGAGCCACCACCGCCAGTCCCTCCACCACCGCCCGAGCCGCCACCACCGCCACCGTCAGGAAGAATCGGCAAGTCGGCAGGGTAGAGTGCCACGATGTTCCCGCCGTAAGTGTAAGGGACGGGAAGGGTTGCGTTATTGCCGACGATAACTGGCATCTTGAAAAGGGCGGTCTGTTGCGTCGTGTCCACAACCGGAGGTGACGTCAGGAAGGTGGCTGTCCCGCCTGTGCTCGTTGTTCCGTAAGGCAACCCTGAAATAGCGAACGGTCCAGAGCAGAGAAGTGTCGTGGAAGTCGGTGAGGAAAGAACCTGATAGGTTGCGTTGAATGTTGCGTTTGAACCGCCCGACACAACGAAAATAGCTCCCGCGCCGTAACCGGGATTCGGTGCCGCAAGTGTCATAATCACGTTGACGTTTGGAGGGTAAGAGTTCTTTTGAATCTGTGTAATGGCGAGAGGCACAGCCGCTCCGGAAGCACTCCCGTCATCCGTGAAGGTGACTGTGAGATTTCCGAGCGAAGGTTGCGAGACGGGAAGAGAAGCCGATACAAGAACGCTCTCCGCGTTGGAGACCGTCCCGCGGTATATGTTGTAGTAGACCGCGTTCGGGACCACATTCCAAGTAAGGGTGACTTTGTGGTTTGCCGCAATCGTCACCGAGGCTTCGTTCGAAGCTGTCGTCTCACCACCCGCACCGTCAAGCGCCGTCACCTTGTAGTAGTAGGTCCCAGGGGCGAGTGTTCCGCCTGCGCCACCATCCGCTGCCACCAGATTCTTTGGAGGTCCAAGCGGGAGGTCGAGAACCTTGATCAATGCCAAGTAGTAGCGGCTTACCCCTGTCGGCGCGAACAGGAAGTTGCAGGTGTTCTTGCCCTTGCCGGTCTGCACGAAGCCGCCAAGTGCATGAATAATCTGAGTTCCATCGCAAACATCGAGTGCGCCTCTCTTGTTCAGGAGAAGGTTTGAGCCTCGAGGGAATGTTCCCTTTGGCTGCGTATACACATCCGCCGCAAGGTTCAAGCCCTTCAGGAATGGCGCAACCGGGATGGGTTTGTATTTAGCCACGACAGTTTATCTTCTTCCGCTTCTCCTCTTCATCTTCCGGTACTCTTTGCGCGCGTCTCGATTTAATTGGCGGTGCTTTTTCCTTGCACTTGTTTTTTGGTCCTCACGGTAAATTTCCTTGGATTGCCACTCGGAGAACGTGGGATTTCGTGGATCACTTCCCTTATCAGGAAAGCGAGGAATTGGCCTATCTTTCCGTGTGGCCTTTTCGCGGAGTTCTTTATCGCTTCTCTTTTTTTCAGCTTTTGTCATTTGCGCCATATATGCTCCTTACGGGATGACCCATCCGCCGCCGAGTGACGGCAATACTTCTAATCCCTGCGTCTGGTCGCCAACCTGTCGCGGGCCTGTCGTGACCTTGTTCGTTCGATACCAGTCACTCAACTGTTTCTTGAATGATTCGGTGAGCTTCGAATACTCGCCCACATCCTGTTCCGCGAGTTTCATCCGGCCAAGGCCGTACTCAAACAAAATCGTTTCCCAGCCGAGCGGAACAGGAACGACCGCATACGAACTCCCAGGCTGAAAGTTCGGGTTGTACTCGCGCCAGCCCTGCCAAAAGATATTCAACTCCTGCACGTTCGTCCCGGCTGGAATAACGCCCTGTACCGTCCCGGAGAGGCCGCGCTGAAGATTCTGGAGAGTGTTACCGGAAATTCCCGCATAGCTCATGATCTCTGTGCCAATCTGCACAAAGCCGTTGCCCAGCAAGAATCCCGCTGCGGAAGTCAACTGAGCCGTCGTCTGCCCGATCAGCATTTGAGAAGCGAGTGTTGTCTGAGCGGCCGTTCGCGCCGGCTGCGGCCACACCTCGAGCATCATCCGGTCCGTGAACAGCGAAGTCGCAACCGAAGAGAGGATCGACGCCGTGATGTTATTCCTGCGGAAGTAGTTGCCTGCATCGTCCATTGCCACAGGGTAGCCGTCGTACCAAAGAGTCGAAATCTTCTTCCACTGGCCGGGAGTAATGTACTGAGGCTGACCAGCGATTGACGAAACGCCTGAATAGTCAAACAGTCCACCGCACACCTGAGACGCCTGCTTCAGAGCATCGTTGAGCCAACGGAACATCGTATACGCGCCGACCGCCGCACCGTCCGTATCCGGCAGATATGCCGTTGGCCGTGTTGGAGGGGATCCGCCATTCGTGTAAACGGAGTTCGTGGCGAGCAGGCTCAGGACATTCAATGGCGCCACATTGCCGCTGACCGGAACCCATCCTGTCTCACCACCCGCCGTAAACCCGAAGTACATCTTGAAATTGCCGTTATTGCCGTTCGGACCCGGGAACGTCAACTGGATAGCGTTCTGAGGCGCTGTGACGGTCACACTCACTTCCGGAGAGGGTAGAGTCTCCCCCCACGGATTGACCGCTGTAACGACGATAAAATACGTGCCAGGGGGTACTGTGCCGCCAGTGAGGTTAGCTGCGTTCGCGATAAGGCTTGCAGGCGCGGCCATGTACTGTGGCTGGTCTGTGATTGCCTCTCGAATCGCTTGTATCAGGTCTCCGACTAGCACGTTCGCTCCTAAATAAAAAAGGGCTTCTGGAGCTTGTCACGCCCCAAAAGCCCCGAAAGGGATTCTCTCGTCAATCGTTTTACGGCTGTGCCGCAACTTCGTAATCGGCGGTTGCCGTTGGCGAAGTGCCGCCCATCGTCGTAAGGAACTGGAGGACGGTTGCGCCGTATTGCAAGAGCGAGCCAGAGGCGCCGCCGCCTGCGGTCGTGTAGTCGAACAGGAAGTCGCTCAACACGTCAACGTATGCCGTCGCGCTTAACGTCGAGGCGGTTCCGGGGTGGAAGTTGTCAACAACGACCGTATTGGTGCCGTCGTAGCCGTTTACCGTCAGGTCCGTCAAAGTTGGCGAGGTGCCGCCACCGTTGTAAACCTTACAGCGCCAGTACCCGCGGTTGACGGCAGGCGAGAAAGAGCCTGTCGCCGGAACCGTCTTGGTCTGTTGCGCCGTTCCTGAAAGAACGACGTTGACAGACGTGTAGAGCTCGTTTCCTACTCCGGTGTACGTTGATACTGAGTTCACGATCGACATTTTTGCTCTCCCTTACCTCTTTGTTGACCTTGGGTCCAACTGCGCCAGAACTTCTGCGTGCTCCATTGTTGGCTCAAACTCTTCGCGTTTCAATTCCTGAAGTTTTATGCGAGCAACTTCTCGCGTTTCAAAAACTTCTTGGGTATGTCCAGCTTTTCCGCAATTTCGAATCGTGTCCCGATAGGCTATTGCAACCTCGGCCTGATCTTTTTTGATAAGAAAGTATGGTAAGCACCCAATTAACACGGCACATGCCCGTGCTGTACCAGAGGTCCAGCGATAAATCTTTCTATGGTGAGCTTTTGGAGGATGACGAAATGTAACGCTTCCACCAAAAACAGTTTTACACCAGAGAGGAATGCGCGGGTCAGTGTTTGTCACTGTTACCTGTAATTGGTGGTTGGCATTTCGGCAACCGTGACGAACGGCGGATTCTAGCCGCTTTATTTGAATAGAACCTTCCGTGTCAAGAAGGGTGGCCATTCTCAGCCACTCCATCGGCTCTATTTCTCGTTCGAATTGGATGAACTTTTTCATGCTGTAAATTCTATCATCCCCGCCTTAGTTAATATTTGTAATTTTGCAACCCATTCTCGGCGAAAGATTGGCAAGCTGCCAGGTCAGGTAAATGTTGCTGACAAGGACGCGCTGGTTCGACGGCTTCACCCAAGGATCGATGGCGAAGTAGTCGGCTTCGTGGAACACCGGGAAGATGTACTTCGAGTTCATGATGTACGCCACGTTCGCAAGGCAGTTGCGGTCTGCGAGCACGACGCAGTTGTTGAACAGGAAGTGGTAGCGGAAGCCCTGTTGCAATGCTTCCTTGTCCTGCAAGTTCTCGGTGAAGCGCGTGGTCGCCTGGAACGCCTGTTTGAAGTTCGCGTACCGCGTGTTGTCCATCACCATGATGTCCGGTTCATCGTAGCCGAACACGGTCGACCAATAAGCCGCGTCTGCGTTCGCAATCGAAAGAGCCGCGGAGCCGCCAGAGACGTTTGCCTGTGGTTGCCAGAAGGTGTTGCCAGCCGTCGACCGGTTGATGCCAGCGATGGTATTGGTCGTCTGACCGATCCACTGGTCGATGTTGTCGATGTCGATGGGAGTGTTCTGCGGCGCGACGCCGTAGAGTGCGCGTGCGAGCTTTTGCATGAACGAGCCAGCAGCCGTCTGGAACTTCTGACGAACGATGTCGACGCCAGCATATCCGCCGCGGCCGAGGATGATGTCGGTGTACGGCAGCACGACGGCTTCGTAGTAGAAGCGCCATTGCTGTTCGGCAGGCTGCACGACGTCTTGCAACGCCGTGTTGAGCAACTGCGCGCCGTAGTACGCGCCGCCCGTGGTTTCTTCTTGGAAGAACTCGGGGTAGACAAGCGCGCCGCCAGCCATCTTCTTGCCCCTGCGAACAAGAGCCCAAAACGTCGGGCAGGGCAGAAGTACCTGATCGCCCACGACCGGAGCGATGTACTTCTGCACGATCGCTTGGACCGTGTTGACTAGCTGTGCTGGAGGTGTCGCTATTCCTGTTCCGATTACGGATGCCATATCGCCGTCTCCTTAACTCTTTTTGCCAAACTGCTGATAATACTGGTCAACCGCTGTCGAGATGTCACTTGCCAGTGCGGTGTTTGAAATCCCGCTATTGGCGAGCACTTTCGAGATCACCTGATGCACCGAAGGCACAACTGCCTTTGGCGTTCTTTCTTCGACTTGCTTGATGTCGAAGAACAAATCAGGAAATTGATCTCGCAGGTCCATTAGACCGCCTCACCGTTCATGATTTTTGTAATCTCGGGATCGTTCGCCAGCAAATCCGAGGTGAGGTCATTGATGTTCTTGATGGGAGCCTCGCCCTTCGCTCGCGTCTGGAATTTCCCAGGCTTCGAAGTTTCGGAGATGCGCTGCTTTTGCTCCCATTCCTTGCGCGCGGCGGCTACTGCCTCTTCCTGCTTGGACTTGATCAGGTCGGGCAGGTTGTAACGGTCAAGCGCCTTCGCCAGCGTCGGCATCCCGTACTGGTCGAACTCTTTTGCCTGAATCGCCTCGGTGACAAGATCCTCGAAGCGGCGGTCCTTTGGCTTGTTCGAGGCACGCTCGTACTCGTTCCGCATACGCTCAACGGCATAAAGAGCGGAGGCCTTGTCGAGTTCGGCTTTGGTGGACTTGGCAACGTTGCGCGCTTCTTCCGCGGCTTGCGCGGCCATGTCGAGGATGGGGACCAATTCTTCGTACAGAGGATTCTTGCGCCAGTCGTCTTTCTTCACTTCTTTCGGCGCGCGCTGGCTTTCAATCTCTTGCTGCGCTTTCGTCAGGCTTTCCATGATGCCTTGCGCTTCCTGCGCGAGACGTTCGGCCTTCTGCCTCTGCGTCTCGTAATTCCGGCGTTCTGTTTCCACGCCACCGATAAACTTCTTCACTTCCCCGGCTTTGATCTTCTGGTCGCCAAAACTGATTTCGACATCATCGGCGGCTTGTGCGAGCAATTCTTGAAGCGTCATTTCTTCCTCACAATCCTACGTTTGCTGACTTCATCAGGTCCGGAGCACCCGTACCGCCCGGAGGCTGAGGTGTTGGCACAGCACTCATGCCAAGTGCCGGCCCTACTGCGTTCTTTGTTGCCTGAGCTTGCTGCAATTCCTTGATGGCTCCATCGAGACCGCGAAAGCAACTCACCAGATTTCTCGACGCTGCGGGAGCCCTGAAAGCCAGAACTGGAATCAAATCTGCAATCTGCTTCTTCAGTTCGTTCACCGTCTTGAGAGCGTAGTCGGGGTCGCTCTGTTGCAACTCCCGGACCGCTGTCCCTGCACCTTCATCCGCCGAGGGACCGCCTGTTGCCGCTCCACCCGGCGCGCCTCCACCCATTCCGCTCTGTGACTTGAGCATCTGGAGGATCATGCCGGGATTGATGTTGCCGCCCATTTACTTGTTCTTCGGGGGCGCTCCGCCACCCTTGCGGCCAGTCGAACCAGTCAATCCATGCGTGATGCCGAGCGGATCGGGAACGTCGAAGTCCGACAGGACGTTGTGCGTATCGGGATCGTTCCCGGTACGGTTCCCCTCTTCGTTCAGCGGAGTGATCAACTCCGTGAACCCGCCGCTCTTGAGCTTTGTGGTAACGCCTTCATTCTTTGCCATCTTCGCTCCTTTGGGAGATGGGGAGCCTATCCGACTCCCCCTCTACCGTGCCCAACCCTCTCAGATTTTCACTTACTTGCGCTTCCCGCCGCGGCGGTGCTTCCGACCTCTGCGTGCCATATGCGCTCCTTTCCCGGTGATTACGCCCTTTCGGACGGATCGCAAATAATCACCGAAACACTGAGTTTACCTGCCACCCTTACGACGGCCCTTGCGAGCCGAAGTATCCCGGTCATGACGACCGCGAATTGCGCCAGTCCTGCCCATTGTGCGTCCACGCATCAGTTGATTCTCCCCTCGACGATTTCCGCTGGCAGCGGATTTCGCGCGTCACCACAGCTACGGATAGTTTGCTCGCCCATCCGAAACAGATAGGCCATAAAATCTTCTTCTTTTGGAAATTGCTCCCTAATCGATTTGTGCGCGAAAAACGGCACACAGGGCACACCATCTATTGCAACCTGGGCGAGATAGAAATCGCCGTGGTTTATGGCGTCCAGTTGGATTAGGGCTTTTTGCTCCACGGGGAGAGTGTGGAGACTCAAGCTAACTCTTGGCAATACCTACTGTTCCGAGATACAGCGTTCACTCATCCTCAGAAAGATGAATCCACCAACGCCCGCTTGCGTCTTTGTATGTCGGAATGTTTAGTGAAGCAAAGCGTCCCCGAATACACCAATACCGCATCAGGCGTTCCGAGCGTCCCATGATTCTTGCTGCGCGTGCGGTCGAAACCCAGTGGTAGGAAATGGGAGTTGCAAAGTGTGGAAGTATGGTTGTATGCGTTTCCGCGAACCGACTCACTGTACTGCCTCTTGCAGTATTTTTATGTCTTTGCTTTCGAGCGAATCCATGTTGTGCAAATAACATTTCACAAAATGAACTTTCTGGACGTGTGAGGAGTTGTCAAGAGTCACAAGGTTAATTGCCCGTCTTAATTTTTTCGGACAGGTAGGTTCTTCCGCCAAATCTTCCAAAACCTTGATCGCCTTTTCAATCGTCACTTCTTCACTCCCTTGGCGAGTGCGGCGAGGGCCATTTCCTTTTCGACGGCATCGGCGATTTCATCCGCGTCAGGAACGTCCAGCATTTCAAGCGCGTGCCGCGTGTCGATCATTCCAGATTTCTTCAGTTCGATAACCATGCCGCGCAAAGTGCTTTCACTCATCGGGCGAACTGCGCCTTCCGGTACTTGCACTTCGTACTCGTCCGTAGCCGAATCCGGGACCCACTTGATGACCTTATCCCTGTCGCGGAAAGACATCTCTTTCGTGTAAAACTTGCTCATCATGTAGAAAAGCGTCTCAACGGTTTTCTGGATCGACCATGAGAACAGGCGAGCGGTCAGGCGAGGCAAGCCCTGAGACTGTGCGACGGCAGCTTCGAATAGATCCGGGCCAACATTCCCGGCGCCGGGATTTCCCTGTCGTGCCGCGGTTGCGCCTCTCAATTCTTTTTGTAGGGCGAGATAGCTTTGCGGAAGGGTAATCATCTGCGGAGGAAACGCGGGAGGGTACTTCACTTCGATGCCTTGTCCGGGCTGTGAGTTTGCCGCTACGACGACCACTTCCCCAGGCAATCCGCCGACCGTGTTCGCTGTCAATCCGGTCGTTTCGTGAATGATCATTATGCCCTGATTGAGACGCTTTGCGTTTTCAAACGTGTTCGTCATTTGCTGTTCAGCGGCGTCCTGCAAGGACTTCGTATACTTCATCGGCGCGGGACACCAGACCGTATTCCACGGTGGCAGAGCCCACACAGGGATTGCCGGCCACATCTCTCCGAGAGGGATAGGTGAGTCGCCGTCGACCAGAATAATTCCTTCGACGTCGACAATCATGCGGCCGTGCGGGTATTTGAATAAGGCTTCCGGTACAGGATATTTCTTCTGTTCGAATATCTTCACTTCGCGTTCTGTGGGTTCGCGGAGAGTTGTGTCGATGCAGTACAAAGTGCGCTTCCGCATCAGTCCGTCTGTCGTGTATTGGTCGCCGTCAGGTATGCCGCGCGCCGTAATTGTCATCGGACCTGGAGGAAGTTCCATTTGCCCCGCGGGTCCACCGGCGAGGTTCGCTGACTTTCCAGTTGCTCTGCGAATCTGTTCGGCATGATCAGGATTGATTTTGCGAATCTGGTCAAGGGGAACGTAGTCCTCAATGATCTGCCACGACCAATCTTCCATCCACGGGCTTGACGTGTCGCAGTAGACGTTTCCCTGTTGGCGCGCTCTCAGCCAAACCTTTCCTCTGCCTTTGTCTGCAAATGGATCGAAGCCAGGTTGCAGAAACGATGCTCCGCTAAACTGAGCGTAAACCTGAGCCATCAGAAGTTGCAGGCCCATGAACTCGCGCTTCCAATGCTCCTGAAACGCCTTCTCGCGGTCCCTGTCTCTTTGGTCTTTCTTGTGGATGTAAACGCGAATGTTTGTGTCGGTCGCTTCGGCAGCTTCTTGGAGTAGCAGGAGTTGGAGTTGCGGGGCTTTGATTCTTGGACGGTAGGAAGGGATGCGACTCGTTCCCTCAAACAGATTGTAGAAATCTTTACAGTCCTGGTCCCAGTTCGGACCATACGTTTCGCGGCGTTCTGTCTCTGAAAGTCGAATCAGTTCGTCGATTTGTCGGGAGCGTATATCCTTGCCAGAAGTGTCGTTGTCCGTCTTTGGCGAACCGCTCGCCATCGTCTTGAACTGGGTATACGCCATCAGGACTTCTCCTGGTGCTTGTCGCCTGCGTGGATATTACACTGAAACGGCGGGGACTGGCATCCACAAATATATCGCTGTGCGACTACTTTGGTACGGTCCTCATTCCAGACAGTCTCCGCAACTTGCATCCGCTTTACGCAGTAACGGCAAATGACCACAGTTTCATTGGTTAATTCCATCAGTGAACCTTCTCGGGCCGTCCCACTTTCGGCTTAATCTCCGGGCCTTCCAGAAACTTTCTGCACTCCTCGAGTGGCGTTTCGTTTCCGCCGCCTTCGGTCTTGACGTTCTCTTCGATCTTCATGCAGAGTTCCGTGATGTCTTTCGGGCTCATGAGAGCACTCAACTTCCCAAAGAATTGCATCAGCCGCTTCTGATAATTCTTCCAGGCGTACACTTTGCCCTTGGTCTCACGCAATTCGTTGAACTCAATCCCGATATTCGTGAGCATCTCCTCGGGAGTGAGTGCGTCCAGCATCTCTTTTATTTTACGTTCCTTATCTTCAGCGGAGATTTCCCCTCGGCCACCGCTTCCGCTACAGCTCTCTTCCTCACCATCTCTTCCTCGAACAGCGCGGCTTGCTCCTCGTCCCTTACGGTCACTCGCGCCGCCACCCGCTCCGCTTCCGTTCTCGCCACTTCTCTCGGTGACACGCCTGGGGGTTGTACCCATTGAAAAGCCTCCGGGACCACGTTCATGACTCTGCCCCACTCAGAAGTGGTCGCAATGCAGATTTCATTCTTCGCCTTGTCGTAGTCTACGAGAAGGAGTCTGCCATTCGCAATACCATCGTAAGTCGCCGCTGGAATCCTGAGCGTTCCACCACTCTCAATCGTCAAGGCAAGCAAAAGTCGCGCAATCGACTTCGGATCCTGTAAATCAATTTGGTGAGACGGCATCTAATCCTCCTCATCCCCGTTGGGGTAAGCGTTCACTTTCCGCGTGATCTTCTCGTAATGCTTCTGCAAACTGAGCGTCGCGTCGTCAAGTATCTGGTCGCCGCGAACCTTCATCTTCACTTTCACTTCCTCATCTTCCTCTTTCCCGAACGTCTTTGCGGGGTTCATCGACCTAGGTGGAGCATACTGCCGCATGGCAATGTTCGCAAGCATGGCGCCGAACAGGATGTCGTCGTGGCCCTTCTTCACGTCGACGCGGCCAGTCTCTTTTCGCGTACACATCCGAATCTGGCTCGCAAGCAACTCGTCGTGAATCGTGAGCCCGTACTCGCCTTCGGTTCCCGCGCCTTCGCGCAGAGCGGAACGCATCGACTCAAATAGAACGGTTCTCATGTGCTGGGTCGTCTCAAACCATACAGCGTTCTTGCCGGAAGCCCATGAGCCTACTTTGTCGTCTTTGCCCTTCCAGCGGTAGAGATTCGGATATTTCAGTAGGTCTCTGACGACGTATAGCGTGTTATAACCGTAACCACCAGTGAGTTCCCCGTTGAGCATCGCACGGTTATAGTGTCGCCCGAGAGAGTTGAGATAGCAGCCGTGAACTTCGGGGACCACGTGACCTGCGTAGCGGAATACTTGGCGTCCCGTATTCCCATCAAATCCAACATTTGCTGCAAAGTCTCTTCCATCCTTTTCATCGTCGCCACGAGCTGCGTCCGCTCCGATGTAGTAATAGTGCCCCGGCTTGGGGTCCTCCCAGATCCAAAAATCCCCTTTAACATGCTCTCGTACTTTGAGAGTCCCGTCATCCGTTGACTCGATAAATCCTTTGAATTTTGGTTCTTTGACGCCATGTTCAGCCCACCTTCTCTCCACTTCCTCAAATGCCGGGAATCCTGACGTGATGAACGACTCTTCCCATGTGACAGGAAACTCCTGGTGGAACAGTTCAACCATGCCACCGCACTCAGGAGAGGAGATTTTCAGCCGGCGAAACGCCAGTTGCGCTTTTGTCAGACCGCGCTTCAGCAAGTCTTTCTCTTCTTTGTCGATCGGCGCGTCTTTTGCGATTTCAGGGTCGGCAACGCAAGCAGGGTCATCCGTCCACGACAAAAAGCACGACTCGTACTCCGAGCGGCCTTCGACGGCATCCATCCACATTTCGTAGAACACTTCGCCGTCACCGTCCATGCCGTTTGGCGTGGACTCGATGATGATGATGGTATCTTTGTGGTTTGAAACCGCGGGGATGATTGACGTGTACGGTTCAGCCGATTTGTAGTGGGCCGCTTCGCTTAGGTGGAGCCCTGCGAGAGTAAATCCTCTGCCTGAAGTATCTTTTCCCGCCGTGATGATTTGGAGTAGTGAATCCCCTTGCTGATGAGGGAAAGTAATTTCTCTTTCGACATCTCGTAAGCCGAGCCAGTAGGCTTGTTTAGCGAATCCTTTGGGAATCGAGAACAGAGCTTTTGAGGACTTAAACTCGTGGGCAGCAATAATATCATGAGCACTTGGGAGCGAGGCGCAATGACAGAAAAGCAAACCTTCAGCCCAAGACGAGACGCCGACTCGACGAGATTTATCAACGAGGATTCGTATTGGTTTTTTCTTTTCTTGCTGGGACCGCGCGACTTCATGGATCTTCCTCTGGTTGAAGTTCAACCGGAACGGAATCTGCTTGTGAGAGTCCCTGTCGCGAATATGGAATCTCTCTAAAAACGTTTCCGCTCTGCGAAGGTCCATTTACTTCCCGTCAGTTCCCCGGGCGCCTTGACCGTCTCGCACCCATTGATTCTTGCACAACTCGGAACAGAAATAGAGGTTTTGTCCGATTTCTGGATGGCGCGGGTCTTTCTGGTAAACAACGGCGATGTAGCGTGGCGTTCCGCTTGGATTTGTCCCTGACACGTCTTTCCCGCACCGTGTCCCAGCGCAGCGAATCGGCTTACCTGGAGAGTTGATTCTCTCGTTGATGATGAAACCGGCGCGCTCCGTCACCTTGCGTAAATCCTCGAGATATTGCAACGCACGCTCGAGTGGCAGTTTCGTGAACGGATCAAGCCACTTCTGTTGCTCCTCGCGCACAGAGTCCCAGCGGGAGAGGACGGCCGCTGTTCGCGCTTCGCTGATCGTTTGCTTTTGAGCTTTCAAACGCTTCTCAACCGATCTGGATAAACTGCTTGGCTCTTGGTTTGAGGATGCGGTGTTGGTTGCCATTAGGTGCCTCTTCCTTTGCGAGTTTGAATCTCGCTATTTCAGTCGGTGGAACACATTCCAAACAAGTAAAAACAATCAGGTCGTCGTCGTAGAAATGCTTGACCGCGTAACGCGATTCTTTGCCGTGAAACTTGCACTTGTACATGGCGCACCGCGCGGTTCTCGGAATTACCACGCCGAATTTACCTTCTGGCAAGTGCCCCTCCGCCGACCGCTCCGGTCAGTATCGCCATGACGTAATCGACAAGTTCCTGTTGCTC